ATGAAGTTTTTACTTGGGAAAACTTTACGTTTATCGGAAAACAACTCAGTAAGGTTGATAAGGACAACCTTAGTGGTGAGCTTATGGGGCACCCTGCTGTGTTCCAGCAATGCATGGCCCTTCTTGCCCTTTCAAAAAAGGAGCTTGATGAAGCCAATCACGAACTTACCTACTTAGGCTCCTTCCTTAGAAAGGAAAGTAAAGAAAATACTAAAATAAAATTAACAGCGAAAGATTTGGATGACATTGTATTCACTGATAGTGAATATAGAGAAATGGAAAGAAAGGTTACTGAAGCTACCCATAAGTACCTAATGGTAAAGGGCTTAGTAACTTCATTAGAACATAAGAAGGACATTTTAGTCCAACTATCCGCAAATAATAGATCAGAAACCAAACTTTATAGTTAAATCCTACTTAAACTCGACTATAACATATAAATAACTTTTAACAGGAGAAATAACATGTCAATCGACCTCGAAGCAATCAGGCGCAAACACGCTGAGATCTCAAACCCCAGCCAAGGAGGAGACTCCTCCTTTTTAGACAACTTCCTTCAGATTCAGGAGGGGAACAATGTTGTTCGCATCCTTCCAGGAAAGGACGAGGATACCCCTTTTTACGCTGAAACTAAGATTCATCGAGTAACAGCCAACGATAACAAAATAAGAAACGTACACTGTAGAAAGATCCATGGGGAAAAATGCCCCCTTTGCGATCTTTACTTTAGTCTGTGGAAGACGGGGGTTACTGATGATGAGACCCTTGCTCGACAGATTAAGCCTCGTTCCCGCTACTACATGAATGTTGTAGATAGGGAATCAGCGAAGGTTAAGATCCTTTCTGTTGGGATCATGTTGTTCCAAAAGATTCTTAATACTATTCTGGACGAAGATTATGGTGACATTACAGACCTCTCTGTTGGACACGATTTTAAGATTATCAAGATCATGGAAGGGCAATGGCCTAAGTATGATCAATCTCAACCTCGTCCAAAATCATCGGAAGCAGGTAAATCATCAGAAATAGCAGAGTGGATGGATTCTCTTCATGATGTTCACGGACTTGTGAAGCTTGAAGAATATGATGATGTAGTAAATATTGTAGACGAAATTACTCCCCCGTCTTTGAGGGGAACGGCGTATACAGATACGCCTAATGTTGAGGGTTCTGATGACGAATTCCTCAACAAGATGCAAAGCTAGGAGATTAGTATGTATTTTGCAAGTATTTGGGAAAATTTAGCACTGAGCGAAGCAGTGTGGGGTATTGTAGGCACGGGTCTTGTTTGGTGCCTAGGATTATTTTATAGTTGGTTACGAAAACAAGGAATTGAGAATGTGGCTATCGACGCTCTTCGGGATGGGATTGCCCAGACTGGTGATGAGTTTGTAGCTTTCCGTAAAAGAGCAGCCGCAGATGGCAAGCTCACTGAAGAAGAACGAGAAGAAGCAAAGCAGCTTGCTATTAGTAACGCCCTTGCAATGGCAAAGGGACCAGCGTATAAGCTTTTGGTGAGTTGGGGTATGCCCAAGCTTCAAGGTCTCGTGGCTCGAATAGTTCAAGGAGATAAGAAATGAAGAAGTTTTTGATTGTTAGCCTTATGTTTACTATGCTCAGTCTTGGAGCGTGTGCAGGTATTGGACCCATTGTGGTTGTAGAAGCCGTAGATGATATGGTTGTAGATATTATTCCTGGAGACGCAGCTCCCCAGTTTAATATGCCCTTTTTAGGGGATCTCCATACACATGAATGGTCATGGGCAGACTTTAATATTGTCTTGCCTTGGACTTGGTTTAATGTTGGTCCCGCTATAACAGACAGCAGTGAGGATTAGAATGTGGCGTGGCTCATTGATCTTATCTCGTCTTTATTCAAAGCTATTATACCTACTGTCGTCGCTCAAATCGAAGCTCCCGACACGGGGAAAAAGGCTGATGCTGCTGATCCTATTCTCAGCAAGTCTTTGCATGATAGGGTGCGGAAGCACGAGAGCGATATTCGTGGAGTCGGGATCAATCGCAAGGATTGGACCAGACGTTGAGGGAAAAATTTATGTAAAAGTAGATGGACAGTGGGTTCTAACAGACAAAAACGTAGCTATCCCCGAAGGCTATTATATTGTTCCTCCTAAAAATTTAGACCCATAGAAATTAGTACAACCTTAATTGACCCCATCTATAATAAGGAGGTAGTTTTAAACTACCTCCTTTTTTTATTAGAGAAACAAATGAACAAACTTAAAATCCTTGGTGTTTATGCAAACGAAGGAGGATGTGCTTACTATCGTCTTATCATGCCATTACAAAAACTAGCCCAACTATACCCAGACAAAGTTGAAGTTAAGCTTGTTCAAAATCCCCTACAACTAAATATGGAAACAGGAGAGATGCCAACAGATGATGCACCTTATCCTGATATAGATTGGGCCGATATAGTTCTTATAAATAATATTTCTAACTTTGGTGGCCCCTACACAGCGAGAGTTATAGGAATCTCAAAGCAGAGAGGTAAGTTTGTTCATTTTGATACCGATGATCTCCTTACCGAGTTGTACGAAGGACATAGATTAAAACAAACCTATGAAGAAAAGAATTTATATGAAATAACTAAATGGATGTATTTCAATGCTGACCTCGTTACTGTGACGCAGAAGAAATTTGCTGAGAGAGTTAAGTCTTTTGTAGGAGGAGTTCTCGCAGTTATAAAAAATTCTATTGATTATACTCTTCCTTGTTGGAACATGCAACGAGTAAAGATAAAGGGAGTAAGTAGGGTAGGATGGGCAGGTGGGATTCATCATGAGGAAGACGTTAAAGAGTTTGCTGGGGTACCGTGGTCGGTGAATCAAAAGGTAGGAAAAGAAAAGGTACAGTGGGATTTTTATGGCGCACCTGCACCTCAAGAGAAGGGCAAAGCCAAAGAATGGCAGAACGAGGTGTGGGATAACTATAAAAGGATACTCCTTGGGGGGTTTAAGAAAGCAAATAATTGGTCTATAGGACAAGCTCTCCCCCCAGATAGATATGGCAGTATGTATGCCAACATGGAGTTAGCAATAGCACCACTTCAGATGAATGCGTTTAATGATAGTAAGAGTGAGATTAAGGTAGCTGAGTGTGGGAGATATAAAGTACCCTTGATAGCCTCCAATGTAGGATGTTATGATGAAACTATAGTTAACGGGGAGACAGGGTATTTAATAGATCCCGATGCCCCAAGAAGCCAGTGGGTTAAGATCCTCTCGAAATGTATAAAAAACCCCAAGCACGTTGAGACGATGGGCCGTAATCTACGTCAAATAACGGACGAATACTTCGACATCAATAAGGTGGCAAAGCACAGACTGGAGCTGTATGAGCAGTGCTTTAAGCTCCTGAGTGAGAGGCACAAGGAAGCAACCTATAACAAGGAGTGGTCGTTCAGTGGGAATGGTTAGGATATTATCTGGTTGGTCCAACCCTGGTGGCTCAACCGTTGCGTTCATTAATCTAACTAATTTGCTAAATAAGGCGGGCATTGATGCTATATTCTATGGCCCACATAACTGGCATTTGGATAAGTGCAGATCTGCGAACACCTCTAGATTAGATATAACAGATGAAGAAGATACTCTCATAGCTCACTTTGTTCCCCTAAAAGAAGAAAAAATTCCAATAAAGAAGGTGATCTTCTCTTGCCACGAAACAATATTATTTCCTCTTAAAGAGAAACCCCTTCAATCTGTGGACACTATACACTTTGTCTCCGAGTGGCAAAGAGATTGGCAGGATGTTGATACTCCCTCTGTTGTTATTCCTAATATTGTCGATAAATGTGAGAGAAAAGGTTCACATAAACGAGGGGCTGTGGGTATAATAGGAAGCATTGACAGCCACAAGCAGACGGCCTTGGCAATTCAAGCTGCCTTGGATTCTGAGCCGAAAGGCACCCGAATCCTTATTTTTGGGAGCGTAACCGATGAAGATTATTACCAAGAACAGGTTAGATCTTTAATAAAGAATAATACGAGGGTTAAGATAGTAGGGAAGTATGACGATAAAACAGTTATGTATAACATGATTGATGCTGTTTATCATGCAAGTAGGGCTGAGACTTATGGGTTAGTTAGGCATGAGTGCGAACAGCATGGAATTCCCTTTAACGACCTGTTTGGATCTTCTAAACATTCAGAGTATTGGGAAGAAGATAGGATATTAGAATCATGGAAAACACTTTTAGAATTATAACTCCTGTCTATAACGCTGAGAAGTGGATAGGTAAGTGCATTCAATCAGTTAAAGATCAAACGCATACTAACTTTACTCAGGTTATAGTAGATGATAATTCTATGGATGCCACAGTTGAAAAGGCTGAGAAGGCTATTTGCGGTGACGAACGATTTAAGATAATTAAAAATGATAAAAGAATAGGGGTTCCCTTAAATCATAAAAAGGGAGTAGAAAATTCGGAGGCAGACAGCGAAGATATAATTGTTCAGTTAGATGGAGATGATTGGTTTATAAATGAACATGCGTTATCCAAAGTAGATAAGGTTTACGAAGATACAGAATGTTGGTTAACCTACGGAAGTTATAGCTCTACCACAGGAGGTGAATGTATAGCCAGAGAGTACACAGGTAGCCCACGCCAAGCGGTTATAGATGGATGGCCCTTCTCTCACCTAAGAACCTTTAAAAGACATTTATGGGATTTGATAGAAGATCATAATTTTAGGGATAAGGAAGGTAATTTTTATACAGCAGCAGCAGATGTAGTTATTTTTGTTCCTATATTAGAAAAAATTGGGTATTCTAAAGTAGAGTTTATTGAAGATATTCTTTTAGTTTATAATTTATCCCATATGAACAACGAACACAAACAAAATTTAAGTGAACAAGTGAGGACTGCTTTGGATGTTATCAGTAAATAAAACTATTTGTTTTATTACTCCACCTTCTCCCTTTTTACTGGATGAACGAGTTTTTCTTCATATAGGTATTCTAAAAGTAGCAGCGGCTTTAGAGGAGAGGGGATATTTTGTTGATTTTCTAGATTTAGCTGGGGTAAAGAATTGTGAAGAAGTATTGGATACTTATTTAAATCAAAATCCATTTATTAAAACTTTTGGTCTAACAGCAACCACCCCTCAAATACCTTTTGCTTTTAAGATAGCTAATAATATACGAGAACTTGCCCCAGAGTCTAAAATTATCTTAGGAGGTCCCCATCCCTCCCTTATGAACTCTGCTGCAAAGAAAGAAAAGTTTTCTGGAAGAGCCACACGGGATATTGGAGCGTTGTTAGATACTTTCGATGTTCTGGTTGCTGGGGATGGGGAGAAAGCTATTTTTGAAGCTCTTGACACTGATAGGGGTATAGTGGATGCTGATGTTCCCAAGGGCGGGTTATTTCTTACTAATGATGAGTTAGAGGATCTTCCTCTTCCTGCACGGCATTTAGTGGATATGGACTCTTATCATTACAGTATCGAGGGAGCTAAAGCTACGAGTTTAATTTGTCAATTAGGATGTCCTTTTAAGTGTACCTTTTGTGGTGGTAGAAATTCTCCTTTCTTAAGAAAAATTCGTACTCGATCATCTGATTCTGTGGTGGATGAAGTTCGTCATCTATATGATACTTATGGATTTACTGGTTTTATGTTTTATGATGATGAGTTGAATGTAAATAAAGAGTGGGAATCTCTTTTAGAGAGGTTGATTGCCTTACAAAAAGAAGTTAATGAACAGTTCATGTTTAGAGGATTTGTAAAGGCTGAATTATTCACCCAGAGACAAGCGGACCTAATGTATGCAGCAGGATTCCGATGGCTTTTAACTGGATTTGAGTCTGGTGACGAGAGTATCCTGACCAACATAGAGAAGAATGCTGATGTAGCTGCCAACACTAAGTGTGTACAGTACGCTAAGAATGCTGGATTAAAAGTGAAAGCTCTCATGTCCATCGGCCATGCGGGAGAGAGTAAGGAAACTATAGAGAATACGAAGAATTGGTTACTTGAAAACGAACCAGAAGATTTTGATTGCACCATCATAACTACTTACCCAGGTTCCCCTTACTTTGATGAAGCTATTAAAGAGAAAGATTATTATGTATACACTCAACCCCGCACGGGGGATAAATTGTACCAAAAGGATTTGAATTATTTAGAGGAACCCGACTATTATAAGGGAGATCCAGATGGTGGGTATAAATCTTATGTTTGGACTGATCATATTTCTGCTAATGATTTAGTAATAGAAAGAGAGAAGTTGGAAGCCGAGGTTAGAGACACACTAAACATTCCTTTTAATCCTGCTGGTGGGTTTGTAAAGTTTGAGCATAGCATGGGTCAAGGGGATCTCCCGAGAAGTATTTTAAGGAGAAGTAAATAAAAATGGAAACAATTTATTTAGTAATTCCTAGATGGTTCTATCCTCAAAATTTGGGAGATTCTGTACATTGGTCTTTTGCTCCCACTCTCCTAAAGAAAGAGTACCCCGACTCAAAACTGG